CTTATTCGCCGTCAGCGCCGTATCCCACGCCTGTATGACATATTTCACCTCCGGCGGCTCGGGCGAACGCCACCACTTAAACCACGTCTGATCGATAATACCACCATCATCCACCACCGGATTCTGCTGATACAGCGACGACCAGATGCGGCTCGTCGTGGAAGGCTGGCGGCGGATCTTCTCCAGTTCCTCTTTCGGGAACTGTTCCGGCCACAGTGCATCTCCGGGCTCACGCCCCAAAATGTCGTTATCCACCGCCAGCGCGGGCAAAATCACCCGCTCCCACTTCTCGCCCTCACCATCCCGCTCGCCCTGATCCAAGCGACCCATGTGGTCCCCCAGATGCCAGCGCGTTCCAATCAGGATGATCGGCGTGTCCTTGTTCTTACGGCGCGTGAAAAAATCCGCACCGTACCATGCCCATAGCTTGTTCCGCTCACTGTCCGATTCCGCCGCCTGAATACCCGACAGCAAATCGTCCCCAATCAATATATCCCCGCGCCGACCCGTCACGTTCGCGCCAACCGCCGTCGCGTGATAACCACCAGCCTGCGTCGTCATCCACTCGCCCGCAGCCGTCTTGTCCGCACTAATACCCACATCCGGGAACAAGCGCCGATGCTCGTCGCCCTTGATCACGTTACGAACCTTCAGACCGAACGAATCCGACAGCTCCTGCTTGTGCGTCGCAAAGATCACATTCTTCGTCGGGTTCTTCGACAAGTAATAGGCCGGGAAGTAATGCGACGCGGCAAACGACTTACCATGCCCCGGCGGCATCGAGATCATCAGCCGCTGAATCTTACCGTTCGCCACCTCGTCCAGCTTGTCGCAAATCAGCTTCAAGTGCGGCGGCGGCTTCATCCCGCTCACATACTCAATATACGCCGCAAACGATGCCATCGCCTCCTCGCGGGCCACCAGCTCCGCCAGCAAGTCATCCATCGATAGGTCAGGATTCATCGCGCCACCACAGTGCAATACAGCCGACCCAAAACCCGCGAATAACGCAGCATCCAACGCCGCTGGCCCAGAGCTACGATAAACCCAACACTGCTGGATCGACGCGGGTACACGTTAATCCCATTGCGAATCAGCTGCCCCTCGTCGCGGATATATATCACCCCTCGAACTCTTCACCATGAAGCCATGCCGCCACAATCCTGCGAAGCGCCTCTTGGTTCTGGGCGGTGTAGGTAGTCTCAGTACCGTCGTGCAGAACAATCTCGGTGTCATCCGCCAACCACTCGTCAAAGCCCTCGCCCTTGGTCAGCGTGATTGAGTTCTCATCCCCAATTATGGTCAGCGGCGTACATAGCTTATCGCCGTCACCCGTAAATCCACGCAAAAACGCCTGATTAATCTTCATCCCTCAACCTCCCTATAATCCGCCTCAATAACCGCCACCGGCTTCGCCCGGTCAGCAACCATCGCTCTTAACGTCTGCAAATCCAGATCCTTCGCCGTCACCGTGTGATTGATATTCACCGTCTGGTCCATCATCCCCAGCAACTGAGCCTGCGTCTTCACCGCACTAATCGCACTCGTGAAATTCTTCGCATCCAACGCCCGCTCATGCACCGCCTGCAGCTCATCCAAAAACAAATCCCGCGTGTACTCCGTCCGCTCAATCGTCAGCCCGGAAGTCTCAGCCTCAGCAATCAGCCGCTGAACCTCCACACGCGCCAGCTGCCGCTCCGCAACTACCTTGATGTGATACTCAGGATTCGTAATCCCAGCCCGGACGCACGCCAGCTCAGCAGCGTTCTTCGACTTCACCGCCTTCAAACGCACATACTCACGCGCAAAAACCAAGTCACGGTCCTCACGCATCGCAACTTCAGCACCCTCGCTGATCAGCGAACCCAACCCAAAATCGTCATCATCCCAATCCATATCCATCCTTTATAATCATCATCCAAGTTAAAACAATATATAAATTTTTATGGAGCCAGCGATTAGAACAAAGGGGGTCATATCAGGGGGTGGGGGGTCGGCCAAGAAGGCAAACTGTTTTGGCGGAAAATGTGGGTGGGAGTGGGTATATATAGATATAAAATACCCATAACCTGCCAAAAGTGGGTGGGTGGGGGTGTCTGGCTGCAGCTGGGGCCGACCTGCCCTGATTTCTGGCGGTCAATGTCACATTGCGCTGTGATTTCCAACAAGTCCAGGCTCACATTGCACTGTGATGTATCCGGTTTTCGACCTGGTGTTTAATTGATGACATAGCTGTTGACATAGCTGCTGACATCTGAGATTAATTGCGGCGGGCGAGATGCCCAGCGAGCCGCGGCGTATCCCTCGGCACAGTTCTAAGGAAACACAACATGAGCATCAAGCAAACACTGGCCCAGCTTAAGGCAATGGGATGCAAGGCCACCTACTCGCGGGACTGGCAAGAGTATCGGGTGACGCTGCCCGACCTATCACCGGCACGGGAGGAGGCAGTCGCCTATTACACCAGCGATGCCGAGGACGCGCTTCACACTGGCGCTGCAATGAAGGGGCTCAACTGATGATACGGACACGCTATCAAGGCCCGACCGACACGCGAGGCTCGCGCATCAAGGCAACGAACGGGGCGCGTCAGGTGACAATCCCCTATCCCTACGAGCTGAACGTCGAGGACGCTCACGCCCTAGCAGCTGAGAAGCTGATGCTTATCCTGATGGATGACAGCGGCGACGAGCGCGTCGAATACACGATGGCCCGCAGCGCGAAGGATGACGGGTATTGCTTCTATCGAGTCGAAAGGGAGGACGCATAATGACCGACACGCAAATCCACCTAGCAATCCGCTTGGGCCTATTCGCCCTGATAGTAATCACCGCCAACCTATACGCAATGACTGGAGCATAACATGACACGCAAAGACTATGTATTAATCGCCGAAACCATCGCGCAGGTTCGCCGCGAAATCGCGCAGGAGCAATCCGACAACCTGTCAGATAGAGCTAAGGCAATCCTATCCGGCGAACGACTGGCGACCTACACAATCGCCCACAGGCTCGCCGAGAAGCTGCGGAACGACAATTCAAGGTTCGACCACAAGCGCTTCATCAACGCCTGCCAACTGGATGCGGAGCGCATCGCATGATTAGCCACATCGCAGTGCTATCGTTCTTCTGGGGCGTCCTGCTCCTATCGATACTTGTTATCAAGCACACCATCGAAGGAAACTAGCACCACCGGAGCGCGGAGCAATCCGCGCCGAGGCTGGCACTAGCGCCAACAAGGAAAGGAACCTTATGACACAGACCGAAATCGAAGCGATGATTGCCGACCTAAAGTCGCGCCGCTATCCGAACCACATCACGTTCGCATGGGAGCGCAGCGATGGCGATTATGAAATCGTCGGTGCGCTGAACGGCGAGACCATCGACGATGATAACCTATGGAATGGCACAGTCCGAGCCATGCTAATGTTGCTGCAGCTGAACGACACCGACACCCAAGCCTACCACCGCGAAGATATCTATTCAGTCGGTGAGGCTTGCGAGGACGAGGACTGGACTGCAATCGACATGGGAGCCGTGAAGTGAGCCATTACATCGGCACAATCTATTTTCTGGGCAAGTATCGCCCGCTATCGGTCGAAGGCGACAACCTAGAGGAAGTCATGATAGAATTATCCGCCCGTGCCCGTGAAGCGCCTCAGGAGGCTCAGGAGCGCATCAAAGACCTATGGCTAGGCATCGATACCCGATACAGCAAGCAAAGCGTTGAGCATGGCTCCTATGGCGCTTCATGGATGCGTATCGGACAGCCACCCGCCTATTCGGATTCTTGGCGCACCATGTGGGACTCGATGCCGCCATGCCCGAACCTGATTTACGGATAACCACAGGGGGGCTCCGGCTCCCCTTTTTTTGACCACCGCTTGGGTTGAATTACATAGGGAAGCGCGGCCCACCCTGTTGACGCTGTTGTCAAATGGTTGAATTAGATAGGTTGGCGCGGATTTTGGGCAATGTCACAAAAAAACCCTAGGATTCCTGCGGGTTTGAGGCCAGTTTGTCACGGATTTTTCGAAAATGTCACGACGATGTGACAGAAAAAACCGCAGAAATCCGCCCTTTTTTATATATATTTATAAATGTAACGATATTTATATATATACAACCCCCTGAAAATAAAAAGAGGGCCTATGAGAGATAGGGGGTGGGGGATATATATAGGGATGTATTTTTCCGAAATCCGTGACATTTTTGGGATTCCCCTGCAATAACAGGCACTTGCTTGTCACAAACTTGTCACAGGTCCGATTCGGCCCTATTTTTATCGTTTAAAAACAACGACTTGCTTGTCACGCTTTCCGTGACATTTTTGGGCAAATCCGTGACATTTTGGAAAATATAAAGGATGATGTGATAATTGTCGTTTTGCTGTTGACATATGTAAATCGGATAAACTATGGCTGGCGATAGGTTGCAATGTGACGTTGACAGCCGGATGATATGAGAAAGGATATTTAATATGACGCTTACGTTGAATGGAAAATCTTCCCCTTGGGGCATCGTGCAGGACGAAGAGGTCATTGCCGAGGGCATCATTTATGTTTCGACTGCATCGCACGGCGGCATCTGGGTTGCCCGTGAATTGCTTCCCCGTATCACGAAAGAAATGAAAGACTATGCGGCTTATTGGTCTGGTTCGTCGCAATGGTTTGAGGAGGATTGCGCGGCGCAGTGTGTGGTTGTTTCGTTTCCGGAATATTTCCCTGCCGAGCAGGTGGCATCGGCATGGGATGTTGTGAAGCGTTACGTTACGAAGGAGGCGGCGTGATGGTAAATGTAACCGAAGCCCTGCGTGATGCGTCTGGGGCGCTGCACTATGCGGTGATGGCGTTGGAGGCTCCTGAGGGGGCTTCCATACGCGATACGCTGGCGGAGCTTGGAGAGGCACGGGCGATTGTCGCGGATATGCTGGCGGCTCTGGAGCGGATTGTTGAGGTCGAGGGCAATGGCGGTTCGGCCATAGGTATGCGGTATATCGCATCGGCTGCGATTAAGGCCGCGAAGGGAGAGGCATGATGGATAAAGATACGACATATAACGGCTGGACGAATTACGAGACTTGGCGCGTTAATCTGGAGATGTTCGACGCTGATTTTTCCAGCGACAATGACATGGACGCTTACGATCTGGGGCAGAACTTGCGCGACATGGCGATGGAGACTGTTGGCGCAGAGGCATCGGGGATTGCTTTGGATTATGCCGAGGCGTTTCTAGCGCAGGTGAATTGGTATGAAATCGCGTCGATGAATATCGATGCGTATCGGCCAGAGGCGGATGAAGATGAAGAGGAGGATGCGTGATGGCTGCGACATACGTTTTTAGCACGGATTTATATATCGGTGCGGATAGCTTGGAGGAGGCACGGGATGGCCTCTTGGAATTGCTGGCTATGATGGTTCGCGGCGAGGATAGCGGCGCGTTTGAACTGATAGAGATGATTTACGAGGAGAAGAATGATGCCGAATTGGTGTGAAAATGTGGTGACGTTTACGGGGCCGAGGGCGAAGCTAGACGCGCTGATTGATGGCGCTGGCAAGCGGGAATTGTTGAACACAATCCGCCCGATGCCGGATAGCGTCTTTCGGGGGAACGTGGGCAGTGCCGAGCGCGAGAAGCATGGCTCGAATAATTGGTATGACTGGAGCGTTGAGCATTGGGGGACGAAATGGGAGGTTGGTGACGTTGGCATTGAGGACGAGGGCGAGAGCGTGACGTTCCGCTTTGACAGCGCATGGTCGCCACCTGTTGAGGCGTATCGTTATGCCGAGGAGGAGCAGGGCTTGTCTGTGGCTGCGATGTATTGCGAAACGGGCATGGATTATATTGGGCGCTATGGCGCTGGCGTTGAAGTGACCATGATGATCGGTGAGTGCGAGGATGAAGAGCTGCGCGATTGTTTCGCGTTTGCGTTTGAGGAGTGGGACGATGAATGAAGCGAAGGATTTGGCGAGATATGCGGCGATTTTTGCTGCCGATGCAGGGACGGACGCGCTGTATTATGATGAACGCTACACCGATGAGATGGCGGAGCTGTGCATATCGGTAGCAGAGGAGGCGATTCGGCGGCGCGAGGCGGCCAGAGAAGCTGGCGAGGACTTTTACGCCTGTGAATTTGTAGAGGTGGCTGCGGATGCGCTGAACCAGTGCCATGCGGCAACGCTGGAGCAGTTGTTTGAAGCTGGGCAGATGGCTTCG